AACCTCTTCAGGTAATCAAACAGCAGCATTAAAGTCTCTTAACGGTATTACAACGTTTGTTGTAGATGAAGCAGAGGAATTGGTTGATGAAGGTGTGTTTGATAAGATTGATTTCTCTATACGTTCTCTATTGAAGCAGAACAGAGTTATATTGATATTAAACCCTACAACTAAAGAGCATTGGATATATCAACGTTTCTTTCAGAATGAAAACGTACTTCCTGCATCTAATACAGAGAAAGGAGACACAACTTATGTACATACAACATACAAAGACAATAAGAAAAATCTATCGCAATCATTCCTGCAAAGGATATTTGAAATGAAGCGTAAGAGACCCGACAAGTATCAGCACCAAATATTAGGTGGTTGGTTAGCTAAAGCAGAGGGTACTATTATAAGAAAATGGAGAGTTGGAGACTTTATTCCTACAGAACTTACTTGCTATGGTCAGGATTACGGATTCTCAGCCGATTTAACGACACTTGTTAAGATTTCGATAGATAAGCATTCAAGAAAGGTTTGGGTTAAGGAAATCTACGGAAAAGCCAATCTAACGACATCTGACATAGCTACTAGAAACAGAGCTGAGTGCGGTATGGACTTAATTATATCAGATAACTCTGAGCCCAGACTTCTTAACGAGCTTAAAACATTGGGTATTAATATAAAGCCAACCATAAAAAAGAAGGGTAGTATATTGTCAGGTATTGCTCTTATGCAGGACTATGAGATAATAGTAGATAGGGGTTCTCACGGTATCATAAGAGAGCTTAACAACTATGTATGGAAGGATAAGGGTGAAGTGCCTATTGATAAGTTTAATCACTTTATAGATGCTATCAGGTACGGAATGATGTATCTAATACAAGGAAAGAACTCAGGTGTTTATACAATAAGATAAAGCGTTTAATAATATAGGTAAGAGACCCGATAATTAAGTTTATCGGGTCTTCTTGTGTTTAATAATATGGTATGTTTAATATGAGGGGATGTTTAATATGATACCCGTGTTTAATAATATGGTATGTTTAATAATATGGGGGTAAATTCCTTATCCATATTGATTCTAGATAGCTTATTTAGATTGATTATAAATAGTGTATCTGTTTGCATATTATAATAAATTATTGTAGACGTATGCGGGTACATTCTTTAAAAAACTATGTTACAAAGGTAAAACAGCAAACGAGCCTAAAAAAGCTTAAAAAAAGTATTTTTGTAAAGTTTTTATTTATTTGTGTTGTATATCAAAATAAAAGTGTATATTTGTAGTGTAGTAATTAAGTAACTAATATTTAAAACATAAACAAGATGAGAAATGTAAACCCAGCAAAAGTAATAACAGTAGTAATTTTTAGTATTTTAATAATCGCAGTGTTAAGAGATGCTTTTATTAATGGCTCAAACTTAAATTAATATTAAAAAAATAAAATGTATAAAACACTAAACGAAATTAAAGAGCTAGCAATCGCGACCGAAAATAGTTATTTGATGCATAAAATTAGCATACTAGAAACCGAAATTAAAATCGCAATATGCGACGAAAAAATAGAAACTTATAATAAAATATATAATAATGAGTGAATATAAATTAAACATTGCATCAGTGTTTTTAATAATCAAAAGTAAGAAGGATTTTATTTGCTTTACTTTAGATGAGACAGAAACAAAAGTAGTAGATTACATTTTGACAAACGATTTAACAAGGTATCGAAAACAATATCAGCAATTTCGATTATTAGATATCGTAAAAAAAGAGAACATTAACACAATAAACTTATAATATGAGACTTACAAAAGAAATAACAACAGCACAAAAAATAGTTAATAACGCAAATTATAAACAAGATTTTACAATTAATATAGGGATAGAAAAAAGTATTGATAGTAGATATATTGTTTCCTGTTATAATTTATATTCAGGTAAAAATCCCAGTCTAGAATTTGATTTGTTGAGCAATGTAAGCGATATTTGCAAAAATTGCAATTCTATGTTTGACAGCATCGGAGGATGGTTATGCCCTGATACAGGTGTATATTTTTTAGATGCAAATATGCACTTTCACGATATTAATTTTGCATTAAAATTTGCCAAAGTTAATAAGCAAATTGCGATATTTGACAAACTAAAAAACCAATGTATATATTTGAATAATACTAAAACAATATAGTAATGAAGAAATTAACACCATACCAACTAAGTAAAATTAGTAAAAATTTAGATTACTATTTTAACAAAGCAACAAAGGAAGAAATTAAGGAAGGAAAAGAATGGTATTTAAATGCGCACGATATTTGCAAAGATATTGCGACAAAATACGATACTACTACTTTAATAGCTGCGCAGGTTATTAGTGCATTGAGTCCTCGAAATAAATGGAAACAAAACGTAAAAGATACTTACAAAGTTTTCGAGGCAGTTAAATTTGGTATCCATCCAGAAGATATAAAAGTTTGTACCTTCCATACTAATAAATTTAAGGCTTTTAATATTATAAGTAACAATGTACAAATAACTGATAAAAGTCTTAAAACGTTTAACTTTGTACATAATATAGCTTTTTTAAGCAATAATCATTTAACCATTGATATTTGGCATTTGCGGTCCTGCTTTTCTCGTATGATGCAAATAGATAAAGCTAGTATCGGACGCATTGCATACCAGCAAATAAAAAGCTTAACAATAAAGAAGGCTAATATATTAGGGCTAAAAGGGTATCAATATCAGGCAGTAATATGGGGCTCAATTAGAAACGAATAACAACAATATAAAACATATAAGAAATGGAGAATACAACAATAGCACTAAACAATATAAACACATCACAGCACGTACTAAATGAAACTTACTTAGTAGGTACTAACCAATACGGTGAGCCTATTACAATACTATGCAATACTATAGAATTATTAGAATGGTTAGACATACCAAGAATGAAAGATCAATGCTGTAAATATATTAATCAAATAAATAAATAAGCAATGTATACTGTAAAGGAATTAGAATCTAAGTTAATAGAGCAGCAAGAAATAATAGTACTGCTAAGAAACAAACTAGCAAGACTGAGGGGCAAATATGGTGACTTACTAGAGGATATAGAATTATAAAACCTTAAGCCTATTATATTAATTTATGGTAGGTTTTTTTGTGCCTTATAATAAGCTATAGATTTAGCCTATAATGAATATTTTTAATATAGGTTATTCTTATACAGATATTATTTTAATAGTCTGATATTGTGAAGGAGTATGTAGAAATAATTTAAACTACCATTTTAACTTCATCACTTACCTATTTAACACACTATAACTACCTTACTATGCTACCTATTCGTATGTTTAATACAGTAGCTTAAAACGTCTTACAATCGTCTAATAGATTATATTGATAGTATGTGGGTAGTTGTATAGATTAACGTAATATGGGTATCGTAGATGTGTAGTACCTCAATTAAATAAATTCAAACAAAAGTCAAATATCTTTTCACCTAAAACATAGATACCGTATTAGAAAAAATAATAAATAGTCAAATATCTTTTTGCTGATATGTAATATTATAGGTTAGAAAAATAAATGTTATGATAAGTAAAGTCACACCCTCCTAATATTTTAAAGATATTGTTTGCGAGACAATTGATAAAGCTTATATGCTCGTTAGTGTGAATATCTATTGGGTGCTAATAGGAAAATAAAAAAGGATAGATGCAATTACTAAGGAGACTTGATTGACCTGAGCCAATAACCGTGTTAGGATTAAAGTTTAGTAGGTTAGAGAGAACTACGGCTCTTAATATGATAACTAAAAACATACTAATCTGTTCGCCTACTATAGACAATTAGTATCAGTATGTTGATAGCTATAGATAAAATCTATTCTCTATATAGTACAAATTCCGCTAAGAAAAAAAGTGCTATTATTAGTATAATTCCATTCATAATCTATTCTTCTCTAAGTTCTTTTATTATTATTGCTATAGCAAATATTGATAGTACTATCGTTATTCCATTCATAATTATAATTTATTTATTTCTTGTTTAACTTTCAGGTAGTAATCGTGAGTATTATTGTCTACATCATCGTGAGATAAATCTAAGTCTAAATTTAGTATCTCCTGTACACAAATCAATGCACATTGTTTAGCACTAGTTTTGCTACCTTGATAACATTCGTTAAAATCTATGTTGCAATAAAAATTTTCCACTAATTCCTCTGCTTTTTCTTTTGGTGTCATATCTTGTTGTGTATTTTGTTAGATTCTTTTATAGCACTAATTCTGGCTTCTTGCCTACTGTCAAAATAGTTAGAATCAAATCCTGCTGGCTCTATATCAAACCAAAAACTTTCATCGTATTGATTTAAACTAATATAACGACCTACACTATCAAAGAAGTCTACATAAACACCGTATTTCATCTTGGTAGATAAATCTTTAAAACCCAACCCGTCTCCACTATATTCAATTGTTGTTAATGGAAATATAAATTCACTTATATTTAACTCGTACCACTTTTCAAAATCTACTTTACATTTTCCTGTTAATTCCATATCTAATTACATTTTATACGTTTAATTCTACCGTCCAAGTAATTGAAGTCTTGTATTTCAAACTCATTGTAACAGCTATCTAGTTTCGTCTGTGTTGCCTCTCTGTCTAGTGAGTAAATTATCTCTGTGCAATTACAGAATAAAACCTCATTTTCTATTGGTGTGCATTGTGAGAAAACTATTAATATTATTATTAACTTCTTCATATCTAAAACATTTTAAATTGACTACTATCTAATTCCTCCCAAGAAACTATCTGTTTTTTTACTTGATTAATATCTTGGTTAATAAATTTTCTATCAAGTTTTAATATATCCATTCTATTATTTAAGGTGTTTATATTGTGAGCCACCTCTTTTGCTGTATAAGTTTTACTTTCTTTCATCTTCTTCTGTTTTATCTATTCGTTGTTGTGCTTTCTGTATAAGCTCTTTGCATAACATTGCCTTGTATTTAATTACAAACTTTGCGTCATTTAGTGTCATACTAATCTATTTTTAGGAATTCAGATTCAGCATAAGTCATAAACCATTCTTTATTGTTCTCATACTTTTCTACAATAGCTTCTAGTATAACAACCTCTTCTATAGTCTTTAGCTTCGCTATCCTGTTTATAAGACTATCTACCTTGTTTAATATATTAGTCGTCATCATAGGGTCAGATTCGTAAACAACATCAAAAGACTCCCTTACAATAGGTTCTAATATTTTAATCATCCTGTTGCCTTGATTCTTTAGGTCCTGCTTATACCTATCAGTAGTCACCAAACATTCGTTGGCTTCTAGTAGTAATTGCGATAATA